ACGGCTCTATTGAATGTGAAATAGGTGGTTGTTTTGACGCGAGCTATCCTAACAGCAAAACGAGAAGAGGTAGGGTACAAGACAAAGGTAATACTTGCCCTACATTAACCGCACAAAATCAAGAGGTTGTTAGAATTGAAAAAGTCGGTCAAATATCAAGCAATGGATCCCAATGCGGTACAGTTGTTTCTGATAACGGCATATCTGCTAGTCTTGTAGCTGGCACACACGGATATGCAAATAGCCATATCGCTACACAATATCGTATCAGAAAGCTAACGCCAAGAGAGTGCGGACGGCTGATGGGCGTATCTGATGAAGATATTGACAAAATGGCAGCAGTCAATAGCAATACGCAGTTATATAAGCAATTCAGCAACTCGATTGTGGTAGATGTTATGTGTGCTATGTTTAAGAATTTAAACATCAATCAAGGAGATACAGTATGAAAGACGAAACAAAGCAGGAGATACAGATTCTACTTAACCTACTCAAAGGCAGTCTTACAAGAAATGGTGTAAGTATGGCAACGGACAGAGAGGGTAATTTGATGTTCTTTGATACGTCTGCCTATGTTAGAAGTAAAGGTAAGGAATTTGACGGATTCAGAGTTAATATCAACGATTTAGTGAAGTAACAATGCGGCAGAACTTGAAGAGGTAGACTATGAATAAAGGTTGGATAAAATTGCATAGGCAACTACTGGATTGTTGGATATGGCGAGTAAATGAACCATTTGACAAGCGTTCAGCTTGGGTTGATTTATTGCTTACCGCTAACCATTCAGATACAAAACTATTATTCAATGGAGAAATAATCACAATAACAAGGGGACAGATTTTAACATCTGTCCGACAGTTATCAGCAAAATGGAATTGGAGTGTAAATAGAACATATCGTTTTCTAAAAATGCTAGAAAACGAAAATATGGTGCAAAAAGAAAGCAACGATAATAGAACACTTCTAACCATAGTAAATTACAGCGTTTTCCAGTTTTCAGAAAACAGTAACGGAAACACTAACGAACACACCAACGGAAACAGTAACGGAAACACCGACAGAACACTAACGAACACACCAACGGAAACAGTAACGGAACACATACAAGAATGTAAAGAATGTAATAATGATAAAGAATTAAAGAATGATAAGAATATAAAAGAAAAAGATATTACTAACGTAATATCCAAAAAGAAAAGTTATTATCCAGATGACGAATTACTTGATGAAGCATTTAACGAGTATGTGACAATGCGTAAGAGAATTAAAAAACCTATCTGTACCGACAAGGCGTTGCATAGGGCTATGAATACTCTTGAAAAGCTATCGGGTGGAGATAATGACTTAGCCGTTAAAATTCTTAACCAGTCAGTTGACCATTGTTGGCAAGGATTGTTCGGGTTGAAGGAAGATAATTCTAATAAACAAGGCAATCAGAATTTCGGCAAGGGTGCTATTGACTGGGATAATGTGTAAAGGAGAGCAAATGTATGGACAGAGATTGTAAAAATTGCGTATATCATTCAAGTGGCAGTTGTAGTCAGTGGGATTGTAATTTTACAACAATTAACGATGTGAGAAATGAAGCTATTGACGATACTGTAAAAGCCATAAAGAAGTTGCGTGCTTTTACTGTTTTAGAAGAGGAAGAGATTGACGAGATGGCAAGGCAGCTAAAGTTAAAGGTAGGCGATAAGAATGAGCAGATTAGATGATACACTTAAAGGGACTGATTTTAGAAGTGATTATCCACACAACGGAAGAACTGAATCGCTTTTAAGAACAATAGCAGTCAACAGTGCTATTATATGTGACAAGTTAGACGCTATATCGAATCAATTAAAAGGGAGTAGCAATGACAAGAGAAGAAACAGTTAAAGTTATTCGCATTATGTGTGATTGCTACCCTAACTACAAGCCTAACAACTTATCCGAAACAGTAGATGTGTGGAATATGATGTTGGAAAATTACAGTTATGAACAAGTGTCAGTCGCACTCATAGCATACATCAATTCTGATATAAGCGGATTTGCTCCAAGTATAGGACAGCTAATAGGTAAAATACAGACTATATCACAGCCACAGGAACTTGACGGAATGACAGCTTGGGGGTTAGTTAGTAAAGCGTTACGGAATGGCACATATGGGGCGGTTGAAGAATTTAACAAGCTACCGCCACTTGTAAAACAGGCGGTTGGT